TTGCCCGCTCTATTTTGCGTGGCATATCATAAAGCATTTATTAGGGGTTTAATATGGAAAATAATAAAGTATTTAGAATCATTACGGAATGTAAGGACGGTTCGGAATGGACTAAACATATTACAATGTATTCGGACGGTTCGGATTCTTTTGGGTTCGGTGTGAAACCTAAAAACGATAAAAGAAAGTATCCTTTAATTGTGTTCGAATGTTTAAAGGATAGAAAGGAATTTCAAGTGGATAAAATACCCATTAAAGCACCGTTCTAACTTCTAAAAACCGTCCAACCTTTACAACCCCTGTTATTAAGTTAATAGGGGTATTTTTTTTGCCCTTTATTTTGTAGGGTTTAAACATATTATATAGTACCGATATAAAGCCTATATTTTAGCTCTAACAGCTTCAAACTGTTTTACCCTTGTATTGATACGCTTTAATCAGAGATAGAGCGTTACAAGGCAGATATAACGCTCACTCTTATCGGATAGGGGTACCATGTTAAATTGGGTTGGGTGGGGTAGGGAATACCATTCCCCCCGCAAAAACTAAATTTTCACCAATACCTGTCAATTCGGGATTTTTACGTAATACTACTTGCTTTTATACGTATTTTTACGTAGGCTTTGTAAACTACAATAAATTTCTACGTAATGACGTGGCACAAGAAGTCGAAGATTGAGTCGAAAGAGGAGCTGATGGAGGAGATTAAGGTGGTCATCGAGTGCTTGCACGGAATACCATCAATGTCTGATAAGCTGCCTAATTATATATATAACCGCATAGAATCCATTATAGATTATGTCAAAGAAAAAGGCTGGGACTAACGAGTTTAGCCCTGAGGAAAAGGTGGCTATTCTTAGGGAGATTGAGGTGATGGGCAATGTGTCAAAGGTTGCCGAGAAGTGGGGCGTGTCAAGGCAAGCCATTTACAACTGGAAGGCTCAGAGAAAGAACCTTGATGAAGAGATTATAATCAGGGAGCAAGCTAAGGATGTCGTCACACGCTCAAAATTCGACCCAGAGCTCCTAAAAGACCTTGAGCAGTACCGTAACACTCTTCAGTTCATTGGGACGCTAGAAGAGCGAAAAGAGAAGATGTCGGCTAAAGTAGAGTTCATGCTCATTAAGATTACGACCCTATTGGAGAATCATCCTGACCTAGATGAGATTCACCCGAAGGACTTGAGCAAGATTATGAAGGACCTTCATGATGTCCGCAAAGAGCTGAGTAATGAGCCGACCATTATTATTGAGTATAAGAACAAGCTCAGGGAACAAACACTACAAGTGCTACAAGACTTCTTAGACTTAGACCAGCTCAAGGAGTTTGCTAGTAGAATGGAAGCAATCGAAGCGGACTACGAGGTTTTATGAAAAAGTTAGTACCGATGTGCATTGTGGTATTGACCGAGTTTATAGGGTGTTTTATCTTAGGCGCATCCTGTAACTCCTTAACGACAGACCCATCGACAATTTTCAACTCAACGTGTTCCTGATGAAAATGAAGCTATTACGCCTACGTCAGGTATGGATGTACTCTGACAATCAACCAACGGAGATTATCCTTGCGCTGGCTAATATCTTTTTAGTTCCGTTTGCGTTGAGCATGGAGGTGGGAACGGGATTATTTCTTTCTTTGATACCTGCTATTTCGGGTATCCATCAAATGATTTGCGTGGCTTCTGACGAAATAAATTGTAGAGTGCGAGCCTCTATGATTTGCCTAGGTGTATATCTAGCGTCAGCGGTCATGTATCTAGTAACCATAGGCTTCCCTAGTCCAACACACTACGGGTGGCTTCTATTTATAATCGCAGCTTTCGGTAGTATGTCCAGACTATCGAGAGAAAAAATATATAAAAACAGTAATGGATAACATCACACAAATTGTTATTACGCTCGCAACCGTACTGGGCTCCGCTGGGGTCTGGAAGTTCTTTGAAGCTAGGCTTAAGATTAAAGCTGAGCAGAAACAGAACGAAGCCAATAATAGCGACACTGTTCAGTACAGGGACGACCTGAAGAACAGGGTGCGTAACCTTGAGAACTTATTGGAAGAGTCATCCGATGAAAAGGATGAGTTGCGAAGTCAAATATTAAAGCTGACAGAGGAAGTATCTGCGTTAAGGATTAAAGTTGAATTTTTGGAGAAGGAGAATGAAAGACTCAAACTCAAATAACTTTAAGTGCGTTGGTTACGTAGCCACTGGTAAGCGTTGTAAGGTGCAGTGCACACTGTGCAAACGAGCGTATGAGCCAAAAACAGAAAAAGAATAATTGGTCAGACTTATTAGTCAATATAGTAGGACACGAGCCACCTCCTGACTCGTTAGACCTACGTAATTCTTTTATCGAAAATTGTTTAGCTGACCAAGACGGTTTTAAGGTTACCCAAGCCGAGATTCATCATACGATGCAGAAGGGGATTTATGACTGGGAGCAGCAAGCCCTATCTATGAAGGCTCGCCTTAATGGGTTGATTAGAGCGCCCTACAACACAGGAAAGTCCCAACAAGTTCCTATTGGGTTGTCTGCCTACATGACCACCCGAAAACACGAGCTAGAAACCCTAATAGTATCGGCAGACGGTGGTATCTCCACCAAAAGAATACTGTCTCTACGTGCCCTCTTTCAGAGTGATATGTATAGGTACTGGTGCAGAGAGCACAACTTCAATCCTGTTGAGTTTGATAGAACGGACACGGGCAGTACGCAGCGTATCATTGTAAAAAGTCGTAATCGAACTGGTAATCCTACTTATGAGGCGTATGCGGTGTTGACTCAAACCACAGGACAGCGAGCTGGAGTGTTGATTCTTGATGACGTGTGCAACGATGAAGACCGTATATCCACCGCTCGTAGGGAAACGGTATGGAACAAGGTATCCAACACATGGATTAAGCGAGTTCACGACAAAGGTATTGTTTTGAGTGTGTGCACCCCATATCATCCGAATGACGCTAACAGCAGACTTATGAAATCGGGTATATTTAACGTGCTACAAATATCAGTAAAAGAAGATAAGACTGGTTACCTAGTCGAGGAGTGGAATATCAGTAAAAGAAGATAAGACTGGTTACCTAGTCGAGGAGTGGAATAATTTTGGATAGTAAAGTGTGTACTTCATGTAAAAAAGAATTATCACTAAATAAATTTGCACTAGATAACAGGCTTATTAGTGGCATTAGTTGTAGATGTAGAGGGTGTGAGAGAAAAAGAGTATATGAATATAGACAAAAGAATAAAAAAAACAATACAAAAAAAACAAAGGAATATAGGTCAACAGGAAGGGGTATGGTGTATTGCGTAGAGTGCAAGGGTTATTACAAGTTTGGAGTAACATCTAATTCTATGAAAAAAAGATTAATAACTATGCAAACTGGAAATCCTTTTGATATAAAATTAATTTGGGTAGCTAGAAGTAATAAAATTCGTAAATACGAAAGACAAATTCATAAAATAATAAGAGGTAGCCATCATAGAGGAGAATGGTATGACATACCACAAATATTGGCTAAACAAATTAAACACATAGTGAGACACGATGAAGAAAGCTAAAGTAATAATGTACGCTCAGTTCGGGGTACACGTAGAACAGGACGAGATAGACTACATAAAAGCAAAGATGGACGACTTCTTAGAGATGATAGAGGCTGAGCTTGTTGGTCAAAAATGGGAAATACTATCCAAGAACCAAAGCTCTAAGGCAGTGCACGAAATTATAAAGCAATGCGGAAAGAATGGATGGGCTATCCTGACATACGACCTTAAAACACTACACCAGCACCATTCAGGTGCGATGTCCTTAATAGCGGAGGGTGACGATGTCGGTGTGCCCGTCTATTTCATTGAAGGTGGAGCTGTCATGCAAACATTATTTAGTAGGATATGAGAGAACCAGATAAGGTCTGGGACATTCCCTTATGGGAAACCAATCACAGTAAACAACGGCTACTCCAAGAGGAAGCGATGGATTTTCTGTCGTATAAACTTGGGTACGAAATGAGCGAGGAAACAGATGACCCAACAAGAAAGGCTTACAAACACTTTGACGGCTACAACCACTACCCTGATGGGAATCTTACGGCTCTTGATTACGATAGTGGGCATCCTGTCTGGCTTTGTGCTGATTTCAACAGGTCTCCTCATTGTTGGGCTCTTCTCCAAGTTAAAAGAGCTCGTAATGGTCTTAAGCAGTACCTTATTTTCGATGAAATCTTCTCCAAAGAGGCTTTAACAACCGAACAAGCACTAAAAGCAGTAGAATTACTTAATAAATGGGGTATTTCGAAGGTTTTATTGGCTGGAGACAATACTTCTAACCAAAAAAGTGGTAATTATGGTCGTGTAGGCAAAAACGATTGGGATTACGTGCGAGAAGTGCTTGAGGAGAACAATATTTTGTATAAAAACGAGCTAGACATACAAAATCCGAAGCGAAAGGTGCGAGTAGATAAAGTAAACAACGTAATTTACGCTGGAACCAATGGAGAGCGAAGATTACTGGTCAATACGAGATGCGAACACGTCATAAA